GATCATGGCTCTCCCTCTCTTCTCTTTCACCGCTCGCTCCTACTACGGACACGATGAGACGATCGCCTGCTTCTCTTCTCTCGATGAGGCAGAAGAGGCGCTCTCCTCCCTTCTCTCAGAGATCGATGAGGACTCCCCTTCTCGCGCCTCCTTCCTTCGCTCCCTCGCCTCTCAGCTTGAGGAGCTCCTCCTCGAGGCCTCAGAGCCAGAAGAACAAGAGGAGCTCCTCTTGTGATTCGCTCCTATCTCCTCCCCTCTCGCTCCTCTCGCTCCTTCCTCATCGTCTCCCGCTCCGCTCCTCCCGGCCTCCCTCTCCTCGCTCGCTTCGCCTCATGGCGCTCCCGTGAAAGCGGCTTCCTCTCTCTCCTCTCCCTTCGCCTCCCTGGCCTCTGGCTCCTCCTCCTTCGTTCCTTCCCCTCTCAAGCTCGTCTCAAGCGGATTAGCTACCCCCCGTGCTAGCGGCCTCTCAGGCCTCTCCCATAGCCTCTCAAGCCCGTCTCCTGAGACCTCAGGATGACGGGCTTCTTAACGCTTGAGCTCCCGCTCTGGCTCTCACGAGATGAGGGAGAGAGAGCAATGCCATTATGCGCATAGCGTCATAACGCAAGATAAAGAAAAGCCGACCTCAGAGGTCGGCTTTTAATTGTCAGTCTAGAGGGAGCTCTAGAGCCTCGAGTTCAGCGATCGTGGCGCGGACCCTAGCGAGGGTCTCGACTGTCTTGCGCTCGCTCTCGAGATGCTTCTGCTCGAGCTCGGCGAGGCGAGCGGCGAACAGAGAGGCGATCGAGGGGGATGCCATAGCGGATTGTCGAGGGGCAGGCGAGACGGTCGCCCGTCTCATCAGAGACTATAGGCGAGATCAGCGCCGATCTCGGCTGATTGTCACAATTCGTAACATAAGGCTTGCCTATGCTTGCCATAAGCTGAGCTGATGGTACAAGTGTACCAGGGAGCAGTAGTACGGCAGTACTACACGCAGAGGCTGGGCATACCACCAAAAAAAGTGCGATTAGAAATGACCTATTTTTTCGCCTTATAGGTATTTATACCTACCAATCAAGAGAATTCACGATGGCGCGTCCTACTGCTTCTGTGACTAGTTTTAGCTCTTCATGAGATGCATCGTTTTTGATTGCATTGGCTCGGTGGCTGATTATCCACACATTGCCTTTTACGTAGCCTTTTAAGGGATCAATGCGATCTAGAGAAGGGCTATTAGGAAGAGTCAAATGACCATTATTCCTATGGGTAGACCATTCAAGGGGAATATTAAAAATCGGACAATGAGAAGGGATTATTGATCGTATATATGCGTGATCAATATCAAAAGCAATTCCTTTGTCCTTTGCTCGTCGGCGAGCATTGCAAATCATGTTATTAGTTTGCCTCAGTATCGGATTTGCTTGCTGATATTTTTTCCTACATTTTTTGCACTGACCCTCCAGTCCATCGAACTGGCCTTTATTTTGGTAAAACTGATCAATGCTTTTAACAATGCCACACTTAGAGCAGCGCTTTTCTGGCAAGGCGGTCATTTGTAAGAAGCATTTGCAAAACTATAACCAGCAAAAACCTAGTGGCACTATGCCGAAAGCAAGCCATAGGCGCCGCTTGAGGCATTTCAGACGATTAGCTTCTCCAATGGAAGCGCCCCAAAGGCGCTGGAATGACGCACCAGAAAAAGCATTTTCCTTTCCATTGTTCTTAGTAAAAAGGCGGCCCAAAGCCGCCGTTCAAGCTTTTAAAGATAGACAAAAACCAAAAAAGCGCTTTCCTGGCAAATTCGCACACTATGGGCGACTCATCACATGAGACTGAGTCAGCTCTTGATTGATTGGCGCGGGCCTTTTATTTTTCGCCGCTTGTCTAGATGCTTCGCCCTTTGGGGGGCTCAGCGTGTCTAGCTTTTCGCGGCTTGCTTGACCTTTTGTCAGTAGACGCTCCGCCCTTTGGGGGCTACGCTCGCTTAAGGCACTGGCTTAAGGAGCGTCGTCTAGCCAGGAAGCTGCACTTAGCTTGCATGAAGCAGCAGCTTCGCCACGTCTATCGTAACTCGCGTTGTCGGGAGTTGTTTTGTCCCTTTTGTCCCGATCCTGTTATAGTGCGGGTTTACGAGGAGCATCAATGGTTCAGCAGAAGCCTTTAAAGCGCAAAACCAGCGGATGGGTGTACGTTGTTCAGTGGGCATCCATGCCATGGCACGTCAAAATTGGCTTTTCCAAGTCATTGAAAGATCGTTTTACTTCTTTTCTCACGGCATCGCCTGACACGCTGGTAGTAATCAAGGCTTTTGAAGCGGATCAGGACTATGAAACAGAACTACATGGACGTTTCTATGCGCTGAGGGATGTGGGCGAATGGTTTCGCCTTTCTCCATCGTTAAAAACTTATTTAGAAAGCGAAGCGCCTTGTCAAACGCTTGAAGCAAAAGTCAAGTTTGGTGGTGGATACGAAACTCGCATTAAATGGATGCCCATGCGCCCAGAGTTATCAGGGGCGCTAGAAAAACTGCATCAAGAAAAGCGCTTGCCGCGATTTGTTAAAAGCGCCAGAATTTATGTGTTATGGGCGATTAATGATATTGAGACATGTGATTGCTTTGTTACGTCCAATGGCATTATTCATCACGAGGCAAATCGTGATGCTTATCAGGCTAAAACTATTTACAACCAACTCATCACATTGGAGGAAGAGGGATTAATAGAGAAAACATCCAGAAAAACCTTTGCGTTATTGCCCAAGGGAGAGGGGGAGCTGATCAAGGCAGAAAGGGATGGAGTGCAGAAGCGCAAAAGCGCACGAAGCTTAAGGCTTGATTAAATGAGAAAAATGTATTAAATAATGCATGCACAATTTATGAGACGAACTAGCGTGGTAAAACTACGGACTATTCCCATGTTTGGTTTGCCAGAACGCCAGCCATTTAACTATGGTCCCTATAAACTATGGCCATGTTTCAGCAAGCCTGAGTTCCAATGGTTTGCAGCGATAGACGGAGCTCCTCATTACTTTCGGAGCTTGAACGAAGCAAAGCTTTTTATTAAAGACCGTCTCTCCATGGAAGATGCTGAAAATCTTTGCGACTAATGACTGAAGAAGAAATGAAAGCTTTTGTCCATCGTTCCATTCGTGAGCATGAGCTGCGTGTGGCACTATGGTCTGGCCTGCTTGGCGCTGCGTTAATGGCTGGCACTTGGCATGCCATTTGGTTATGTCGTCTTCCTTAAGAAAGCCCTTGGAAAAGGGCGTTTACGCTAGCCTTCCTTAGTTGATCGTCGGGGGGCAGCGCCCCCTTTTGTTGTCTCATGAGCCTGAAAGAAAAAGCAAAGTGTGAGCCAATTGCACGCACTGGTAGGGTGCAAGATTGGATGGACAGCCCTGAGAGTCGTCTACCAGTTTCGTGTACAACTTTTGTAGTGGAAGATGACATGGAAGCGCCAGATGGCATTGAAGCCTCTTGGCGTTTTGTAAGCCATGGACTACGCAATGCCGCTGGCGTAGCAGTACATCTTTCTAAGCTTCGTGCCAAAGGAAGTGACAATGGGAAAGGGCTTATTGCAAGTGGCCCCGTAAGCTTTGCGACTATTTATAGCAAGCTCAATGAAATCTTGCGTCGCGGTGGAAAATTTCGCAATGGGGCAATTACGCTTCATCTTGATTATTTCCATCCTGATGCCATTGAATTTGTCAAAGCCTCTCGCAATGAACTGCCTTGGGCAAAGCGTTGTTTGAATGTTGACAGCGATTTTCTCGACAAAGCATCGCCCGAATTAATCGCTGCCTGCTTGAAAGCAATTGCAAATGGTGATTTGTGGCTGACAAAAATTAGTTATGACAAAAATGGCAATCGTATTTATGGAAATGTTTGCCTTGAAATTTTGATTCCCCATCGTGGCACTTGTCTGCTTGAGCATATTAATCTTGGCGCTTGTTCCATTGACAATCTTGAAGGTGCTTTTATTGCTGGTATGACAGAACTATGCGCATTGCATGGACGCACTGGAGTGGGCGACACTGGTGAATATCTTTCTCCTGAAATTGACAAACAAGTGGGCTTAGGCGTGCTTGGCTTAGCCAATTTTCTTTCCATCCATGGAATTAGCTACAAGGAATTTGGCGATGCCATTGAGGCTTATTTAATGGATGATCCCCATCCTTGGGCTCACCATTGGACTGATACCGTAGCCGGAAAAGCCGTCTACGCTTTTGACAAAGGTCTTCGCTCTGCTGCTGAGGTGGCGCGTGAGAATGGGATGGAGCGGGCTTTTACCATTGCTCCTACCGCCTCATGCTCCTACCGCTACTTAGACACTCGCGGCTTCACCACCGCGCCAGAAATTGCTCCTCCCATTGATCGCATTGTTGATCGGGATAGTGAAACCATGGGCGTGGAGCGCTTTGAGTATGGACCAGTGGAAATTGCCGAGGAAGTTGGCTGGGAAGTCTTCAGGAAAGTAGCAGATGGCATCATGCGCCTAATGGGGCGCACTGGCCTTCTTCATGCTTATTCCATGAACTGGTGGTCTGATCTTGTTGCCTGTGACGAAGCATTTCTTCGCGACTGGCTGCAAAGCCCACAAATTTCCTTGTATTACGCTCTCCAAGTGCAAACTGGCACTCAAGCCAAGGACGATGTTGGAGTAGAATTAGGGGAGAGTCTGACCGATTTCTTCGGGCTAGAAAGCGAGCCACAAGCTTGCTCTATGGAAGCAGGATTTTGCAGCAGTTGCGCTGAATAATCCTCTTCTTTCGTTTAATTGAGGGCAGCAAATGCTGCCCTTTGCTGTCTAATTCTTCATTCGCAAATAGCAAATCATGGCAGTTCTTGATTATTTCTCTGCAGTAGCTAAAAAACGTCCGTGGCAAGCTATGCCCGTGACAAAAGGGGATCTTGTACCTGGCTCGGAAGAGACTATTTATCGCGCCCTTGCAATTCGCCATTTAGAGCTTCCCGTTAAAGAGATGCTTCTGGAAGGGCTTGAGAAAGAGCTGCCAAATTCTCCTGGTCTTGTTGAAAGTATCAAAAGTAACATTTTGGATGAAGAGAAACACGACCTTGCGTTGAACTACGTGGCTGTAGCTCATGGCGTAGATGAAAAAGCCGAGGCGGAAGCCCTGCGTATTCGTCAAGCTTGGTACGATCATCCCGCCCATCCCATCGCAAAAGTGGCCACGCTTGAGCGCAGCTTATTCTTTACAATTTTGCCGTTTTTCCGTTTCAATGGAGACAAGGGACTTCGCACTGTCGCGACGGACATAAGTCGTGACGAGATCTGTCACGCATATTGCCATACGAAAATTTGCGAAGAAGCAAATGAAAAGTATGGCGAGAGCTTGAACAAGCTGCGCAAAATGACTGCATTGTGGATTTATGACAAGCTTGGCAGCTCGTCCAACAAGTATTTAGATAAAGATTTTTGGCTTCGTCAAAGTGATAGCTTGTTCTACAGCGGCAAAGCTCCTGAGCTGAATGCGACGAGGGCATCGTCCGTGCCAGCGTTCTTTGAGACGAATGCACTGAATCTGCCAAATTACGGACAGGCTTGATAGTCAAGGCGCCTTTCGGGACGCCTTTTGCTATATTTGTTGAGTTCCCGCTCTGCTTTGCATCGGGCTGATAGAGTCCAAGCCTCTGTTCGTCCTTGAGGCGCTTCACGCTTGGACCATCCGGGAGGCTAAGACAGCGTTAGGCAAATAGCCTAAAAGAGCCTGGTGCAATTCCTGGCCCTCTCATTTTTATTCTCATTATGAGCGCGTTCGTCACGTCAGACTTGCATCTTGGTCACATCAAGATGCTGGGCTTTTTACGGCCTGACGGTGAACTATTAAGACCATTTTCTTCCATTGAAGAGATGCATGAAACGCTCGTAGAGCGTTGGAACAAAATAGTCCACGCAAAGGACAGAATCTATGTGTTGGGAGACGTGGCTATTCCACGGTCTGGCCTGAAAGTGTTGGAGCGTTTAAACGGGAATAAAATTCTCATTCGTGGTAATCACGACATTTTTAAAATTCAAGCTTATCTTCCATATTTTGAAGACATTCGCGGGGCTTTCTATCGTGATGGTCTTATTTTTACGCACATTCCTGTGCATCCTGACGGTTTAGACGGTAAACGTTATGTTGGCAATGTCCACGGACATTTGCATTGTCATCGTGTGCTAGATAGCAATGGAGAAATAGACGGGCGTTATTTTAATGCTTGCCTGGAAGTAAATAATTTTTCTCCAGTAGCGCTTGGTGCCATTAAGGAGCATTTTATGAATTACAACACGCTATGATTGGGTTGGAGCAGCGATGTTAGGCGCATCCCGCTCCGTGGCCATCTACCTATCTAGACGACATGACAAGCATAGCAAAAGAATGTGCTTTAAAGGATCGCGGTGGCAAGTGCTGCTCGATTTGTGGCGAATGGAAAGAATATTCCAGCTTCACAAAGCATGCAACGATGAAAGATGGCTATTTAAAGCAGTGCAAGGAATGCAAAAGGAAACAAGAAAAAGAAAAACGCAAAAAACGCAATGAAATGTCGGAAGAGGAGAGATTGGCGGCAAGAGCCAAGGATAAGAAAAAATATAAAAATATTATTTCGGATGAACGACGCAATCAAAAGCGTAAGCAAACGATGCGCTCTTTGTATTTGCGCCGAAAGTACGGAATAACAATAGAGCAATATGAGGACATGCACCAGACTCAAGAGGGTCGTTGCGGTATTTGTAGCATTGAAGAGCAAGAAGCGCCAAGAAAAATTTTAAATGTAGATCATTGCCATGAGACAGGCGTTGTTAGAGGTTTGCTTTGTGATCGCTGCAATCTTGGTATAGGCATATTGGGCGATAACTTAAATAGCGTTCAAAGGGCTTTAGATTATTTACAAAGGTCAACATGTGATTTGTGTGTTGAGCGGTAATCCAAGGCGAACTTTCAATACTCCCACTAGGGAGCCATGGAACGCTCCAATTCATAATATTCTTAAGGCCATAGATGCTCATATGGCCTTATATTTTATCCATCGTGATCCGTGGCATTTAGAAAAGGCGGCAATGCTTAGAAATTATCTTCATGAATTAAAATCTTACATCCACCGGCAAGAAGCAAATATGAAAAATTTAAGTGAAGATGCAAGGGAGTAATGTATCCCGCAGGCTACAAAAAAGGGGAGCCTTAGCTCCCCCTATCTTTAGAGCCAGCGAGACTTAGGCGTGTAAGCCACTCCGCGATAAACGAGAGAAGCATGCTGAGCTTCTTTTAGACGCGCAGCTTTTTCAAGCTGCTGCTTAATCAGGGCAAGTGGGTTCATGATAGTTCCCGATGAAATGCGGCCCCGTTCCCTGCCGCATTGTCATGCACTCCATCGCTGAAGCGAACGTATCTTCAGCTTAGCATGATGCCTTCGGCGGGATTTGAACCCGCATGGGGATGTCCCCTACGCATTTTAAGTGCGCTGCATAAACCAGTTCTGCTACGAAGGCGTGGGGAGCAAAGGTGCTGAGGGCGGGGCTTCAATCCGCCGTTCTACAGCTTTTAACCATGGGTCGGCCCATAGCCTCTGCTCTATTTTGGCAACGAACAGCATCCCCTGATACTGTTCTTTAAAACGCTGGCCAGCGTGCTTCGCGAAAGCTTTGAAATCATAACACGACGACGCTTAGGCGTCATATTCTCTCAAGGATTCGTTGCCGCGATGATCTGGCATGTAGTCATCATCAGTCGCATCAGCATCCCATGAGCGCTCCAATTGTTCTTCCACCTTTAGTCGCTTTGCATGCTCTTTAAGTTTAGGAAGTAACGCTGGAATGTATAAATGTTCTGCGGCAAGAAGTTGCAGAGATGTTTGCTTGCTTGTAGGAGCATTTTCTAGTAGCGCCACGAGGAATTTTGTTTCCTGCATGGTTAATTTGCAATAAGTCACTTCATAACAGAACTATTGTTTGAAAATCATACTAGGAGATCAAGCTTTCAATCCAGCCAATGTCATCATCTTTACTTGCGGCGAGAATTGCACCTGCCATGGCAAATGCCAAGTCGTCAATACCAGTCGCCTTGCCGCCAGTCACACTCCATTGTCCACTGGGTTTATAGATGACGGTTAGATTTTTAAGCTGCATAATTGCTTTTTCGTGGCGGTAGATATTAATTTGTCCCGCATTAAACAGTTCCCGCATTTTGCTGAACGCTTTCATTTTTGAACTGGTAGTCCACGTTAGTTCTGTAATTGGCAAATCGCTAGCCAGGCTTTGAATGGTTCCAGCGCTATTGAACTGGTCCATCACGATAGTGTCAAAAACGTATAGACGGTGTTGTTCCTTAATCCAATCTTCTACTGCATTGATATTGACTTCCATCCGTCCGTTGATTTCAAAATCAGCAACGAAAGAATGGAACTTGTCAACAACCAAAGTGCCGTTCTCATAGTGAACAATGCAAGCAGTGTAGTCGTCACGGCCAACGCCACCACGGGCGGGGTCAAGGGCAAGTACATAAGCTCCTTGGAATTCAGGGCGTGGTGGTAGTGCTGCGCGGCGATCATCAATACAGGCATCAATAACATCACTGTTGACTAGTGCAGAAAGATTGCTGGCAAACTGCGCTCCATATTCCACTTTAAATTTTTCAGGGTCTCTCTGTCTTTCTGTGTCAAGAAACTCTTGCGAAATATTTGGGTTCATCTCCCATGTGGGGAGATTCACGGCTTGCATGAAAGGAAAGCGTCCTGATGATGCTTCTTTGAAATGTTGGTAGAAGATACCGTCAGTGAGCCATGGAGAAGAAAGTTCAAGGATGCGTCCTTTGCCGCCGAACTGAGCAATAGCGGGAGAAAGTGCGTCATAAATGCCACGGCCCCCACTATTTGCATCGCCCTCAGTGGCAAATGCAAGTTCGTCAAACACTGCACCAGCGCAAGCAAGACCACGAGCAGCGCGGCCAGATGTGGGAATAGCTTTAAATACGCAGTTGTTACTTAGTTCAATGATGTCGGCGGTTTCGCGAACAATTTCTTGAGCAAAGGGACTTTCAATGATTAACTGGCGAATATTGTTTAGAGCAATACGAGCCTGGTCTTGAGAGTTGGCGACAGTCACCACGTACCATCGTTCCCCTTTTCTAACTTTACGGCGATATTCTTCTTCTAAAACGAAGCACATATAGATGCATGCCACGGCAGCCATTAAGGTTTTGCCGCTTCTTCGCCCTAATGCCCACACTGCATGTGATTTTCCGGGCTGAAAAAATTCATCCAGAATACGAGCTTGAGAAGGATAGAGAGTTAAGCCAAGGGCATGTTTGGCGAATTGGCTGCAAGTAAGGTTCACTTGTATTTCAACAGAGACAATGAGAGTAGTTCAGTTTTAGGCACGAAGTATGCAATGCGTCCACCCGCTGGGTCTTTTTTCCATTGTTCTTTCATTGCATTAGCAGCTTGTATCCAACCATGAATTAGCGTAATGCGATTTTCAATTGTGACAAGCACCAATATCCTATCTGGACTTTCATCGAGTTGTACTATTAAATCGTAATGATGACGAGAGCGAGTTTTGATGTCAATATTGGGAGGAAGATCGGAAGAATTCCGTTTTGCCTCTGTTTCTTGATAAAGCTTATCTTCCATGCCAAGCATCACTGCTACCGCCATTTCACCTGCGGCGCCAAGCAAGTGATGGCGCAAGGCCAAAACGCCTTCCTCTGCCCCATTGTTTCTGCCCTTCCTGCCTTGCTTTTCGTTGAGAGACTGTCTGCGAAATGCCTCGGCGCGAGCGCGTTGCCGTTGATCCTCGCTAAAGGCAAAAGTAAGAGGTGGAGCCAGGAAGTCCATAATGGCCAGTTTCTACGGACAATGTATCCAGGTTTTAGACTAAAAGCAATACAACATAGCCATTAACATTCGTTATGGAAGGCGAAGCAATTGATCTAGGCCATGCCACAGCAGGCGGCATTCGCGCTGATGGTCTGCAGAATGTGCTGATTGGCATGGGCACTGGTCGTGACAAAGCGCAATACACTAAAACTACGGCTACTGTTTTCCTGGCGCAAGAAGAGCTTGAAAATCTTTATGGCGAATGGCTTCCTCGTCGCATTGTTGACATTTACGCAGATCAAGCCACACGAAAAGGCTTTAAAGTGCTTTTTGGTGGCGATGGTGTAAGAGCCGAAGAAGTACAAGGCATTGAACAAACTATTGAAGATCTTTACATTCTTGAACACCTCAACCTCGCAGCCAAAAACTCCCGCCTTTATGGGGGTGCTTGTTTACTTCTCTTTATTGACGATGGGCGTCCCGCTTATATGCCTGTCGATAAACGTAACATCCGTCGCATTGAAGAAATTGAATGTCTTGATCGATGGCAGATCGCACCAGTTATCAACGAAGAAAACCTCTACGACTATTCAAAAGCCACATATTATCAGATTATCTCTGGAGATTTAATCAACGAACCAACGCTCACGTACATCCATAAGGATAGGATTTTGCGCTTTGATGGCGATTGGCTGCCCTATCGCGTGAGGCAGCGTAATTATGGCTGGGGCATGAGCAGCTTACAAACTGTTTATGACAGCTTCCGTCATTATTGGACTGGCTTAAATTCAGCGGCCACTCTTCTCACTGAGTTTGATATTTTTGTTCACAAAGTGAGAGGCTTGGCTGCAATGTTGGCGGCTGGTAAAGAAAGCTCTATTCGTGATCGCTTGCAAGTGAATGATATGAGCAAGAGCATTTATCGCGGCTATGCGATTGATGCCGAGAAAGAGGAGCTTGAATTTATTAGTCGTAATTTTGGTGGCATTGG